GAAGATGCTTGGGCAGAAAACAGACAAAAAGACCTTGAAAAACACCAAGCAGCAGAAGGAAAGACTCTAAAGGGTATGTGGAAATCCATAAAAAAAGGAAACAAAGATAATTGGTTTGTAAAGAATTGGAAAATGATTGCAGCTGGATTGTTTGTTTTATTGACACCTTTAAAACATTTAAAAAAGGTATTTGACGTTTTAGTAAAAGCGTTTAAATGGAGTGCGAAACATCCACTTATAGCTGCTATTACAGGATTAACTCTTTGGTTTACCAAAGGTCCTCTTCTAAAACTTTTGGGGGGATGGGCAAGTAAAGGTGCTGGCATAGCATGGGGTGCAGCAAATAAAGGTGCTGGCATAGCATGGGGTGCAGCAAAAGGACTTAAAACACGAGGTGGGCCGGGACTCTTATCACGAACAGGTGGAGCAATTAAAACAGGAGCAGTACGAGCAGTAGAAGGAGCAAAGGCAGCCGGAGGCAAAGCTGTTCAAGGATTAAAAGGTGCTGGTGGTGCTGTTAAAAAAGGTGCTGGTAATATAGCAAGTGCATCCAAAGGTATCTTTGGTAGTATTGTACAAAAGTTTGGTAAAGCTGGTAAGTGGATTAAGAAACTTGGTTCTAAACTTATAATGCCATTAGTCACTACTCCTGTTGGTTGGGCAATTTTAGCTGGACTCGCAATTGGTGGATTGGTTTATGCATTTTGGGATGATATCAAAGCAGGACTTTCTAAAGCATTTGGTTTTCTAACAGGAGCTGTTGATAGTTTAAAAGAAAAATTTGCCGCAATAAATATTGGTAGTTGGACGAAAGCTTTAATTGGAACATTACCAGATTATATATCTAAACCATTACTGGGTCTATTTGGTGGTGATAAACCTGTAAACACAATCGGTTCAGCAAACGAAGGTCGTGTTATTCTGACTGAAGAGCAGAAAGAAATGGGAAGGAACGCTCCGGGAATAGAAGAAAAAGCAAAAACTGAATGGTCAAGTTTTGAAAAAACAGATGCAGGAAAAGAATATCTAAAAACCTTTAAAGACCCGAAAACAGGGAAAGTTGGTGTTACATCTTCTGGAAGTAGAAAAAGAGCTCGAAAAGCATGGGAAGCACAAGTTGCATCTGGTGGAGATACTGCATCAATAATCTCAAAACCACCTAGAACAGATTTTAAAGTACCAGACACCGGAGTAACTGCTACTCCATTGACAAGTCTAGGCACCAAAAAAGAAGCTTCACAAAGAGTTGCTGAAAGAACTTTAGGAAAATACCGAGAGAGGAAACGTGGAAGCAAACAAGATGTGGAATTGGCTCTGAAAGGACCTTCTGGAAAACATCTATGGTCTAAAATGAATGAGAAGGAAAAGAAAAAATTCAAGTTTGCCGCTCAAATTGCAGGAATAATACCAAAAACAACTAATATAGTGTCTAACAGTCCGGATGATAATTTGAGTGCGTCTGTATCACCGAGTAGTAAATCTGCTGGTATGAGGGCTCTTCATACTGAAAATGCAACACTAAAAGGAGAACAAGCTGGTGTTGGAAATTTTGTAAATGCACCATCAACAAATGTTACTAATAATAATAATGAAACAAAATTCTTAATGCCTAAAAATGCACAAGGTGGGATGAACTTAGATAAACTAGTAGAATAATGGGGACCGAAGTCCCCATTACCAGTTTTATTGTTCAGCTAACTTCTTGAAGTATTCCAAAGAATCATCAGATGTTGAGTCCTGCACAGCAGGTTCAACTGCATCCTCAGAATCAATTGTTTCTTCAAAATCAGAACTAGAACCAATTACAGTATTAAACCGTGCTTCTAATTCTTGATAAGATTTAAACTTATCAGGACTTATCAAATCTTGAAGTGAATGTTGTTGCTTCCAGATAGCTTCACACTTTGCATCATCACCATCAAACAGTTTAGACTGACCAGCAAACTCTGACTTATCATAATTTGCATAACCATCTACTTGACGGATTTTGATTTTAAAGTTTGCACCTTCCCAAAAGTCAAAAGGATTTAACGGTGTTTCATCTTTGAACTCAGGATTCATAACACTAGTAATCTTCTCAAAGATTTTCTTACCATAACGAAACAAGAATACTTTTCCTTCATTCTCTGCATTAGCACTATCTTCCAATACAAGAATGTTAGAATAATAACTTAACTTTCGTTTACGGTCTCTTGCAATATTCTTATCTGATTCTATACCAGAATTCCAGAGAGCTGTATTTGCTTTTGATACAGGGTCCTCTTTACCAAGTGTGGTTAAAGAGTTTTCAATATACCATCCACCGGGACCTTTGAAGCCGTGTGACCACATTTGTACCCATGGCATATCTTCATCATTGGAGGCAGGGAGGAAACGAATAACGGCATAACCATTACCCGACTTATCGCGTTCACATTTCCAAATACGATCATCTTCATACGAGGGTTTTTCTGCAAGTTTTTCAACTTGTTTAGAGAGGTTCTCTAGGTTGGACATTCTATTTTTCTTTAAATCTTTAAAACTAGCCATACTTTTACTCCTTAAATTTAATATTGCGTTATATTACTGATTATTACTTAATATTATAACAAAAGTAAAACTCAAAAACAAGGAAAAGATTATATTGGAAGCTTTGCAGATTTCTTAAACATATTAAGTTCTTGAGCTTCCACTTCAATCTTATCTTTGATAGATTTATTTAACATCTTTGCTATCATTTCAATTTCACCATCAACTTCATTAGTATATTCCAAAATAGCTTCCATATATGTTATATGTTTCTTCTTAACTATTTCTTCAATCGTCAAGGAAATATCAATACTCATTTCAAATCCTTTATATTATCACAAATTCCAAGTTTCTTTGCTTCTTTACCACTCAACCAAACATCATGGGGTGGTAGTAGATATTCTCTTATCTGTTTCTCATTTAATCCAGTACACTTCTTATAATGCTTTATCATTCTTTCAGTAGTTAATTCATATTCTTTAACAGTAGAAAACAATTCATGTTCTTTACCATATGAACCCCAAGAATATTGATGGCTCATTATAGAAGTATTAGGTGTTAATGTTCTATGTCCTTTTTCACCAGCAATAAATATTGCAAAGGCTGCTGATGCAATCATTCCCAAACCAACAGTTCTTATTTGTATTGGACTACCACGCATCATATCAATAACAGCAAAAGCTGCATTTAAATCTCCACCGTTTGAATTAATAATTAATTGTAAGTATTTTGGTCTTGGTTTTTCTAAATTCTTTGTAATAATAAAAGAAATTAAATCTCTACAAGATTCATCCGTTACACCGGTCATAAACAAATATATATCATTATCATCTGGTGTTGTTGCTGTTGGTGCTTCCGTTGGTTTGCCATCAATTGGTTTATTAGTTGCCATGAGTGTCCTTTCTTAACGATTAAGGGCATCAATGTAAAAAACATGATCGCCAATGGTAGAAAATTTTAACATTCTCCTATTCCAATACGGGTTTACATCTACTCTATGATAATGAGTTGCACCATGTAAAAAATCTTGTATGGGATTCTTTAACATAGCTCTCGCAATCAACAAAGAGATTTCCCACGACATCTTATCTTTTGGTCTATCACTTCTCCCATCACAATACCAACTAAAATGACATTTATGTAATACTATTTTGCCATTTCTTCTAGTAGCTTGATGTACTACTTTACAAATACTATTTGGAAATCGTCTACTCTTAACTCTATTTATAGTAACTAATGCTACTGCTATTTGTCCCTTTACTGATTGATCTCGGGCTTCAAAGTAAATGTTTTTTGCAAGACAATTAATCTCATTTCTCTTGTTATATTCCGGTACAAAAAATATATCATTATTATTCCAATTCTTCCAACCACTACATGAAATCATAACAAAACATAATAAAATAAGTTTCTTCATATCATCACCAAAAATAAATAAAACTCCAAATAATACCACTTAATAATGTAAGGTCTGCTACTACACACCAAACAATATATAATTTTAATAATAATTTTGAATGTTTACTTTTTTTTATTTTCTGAAATAAATTTCTCATATTTAAAAAAAAGAAACGAGGATGTGGGGTTCGAACCCCACATCCTCTAATGTTTAGGCCGAATGATAAAATTTATCCAGTTTATTACGGATAGCATTAACAGTTCGTGCGCCACCAACAATGTTGGCATTCTTGAAAGATACTTCACCCGTTGCTGGGCTGGTGTACATTTCAACCCAGCGTGGAAGGCCAGTCAACTCTGACTCCCGTCTAGTAATCTTTCGTGCGTTTCTACGACCTACTTTCGGCATACCTTGCTTCTGACTCATAAACATCTCCTCTAAAGGAATTAAAAATAATGATGAAAATAATACTCATTCACCATAACTAAATGAGGGATTTCTGTTGCCAGGCTCCCTCGAACCCCGACAGCTTATGCTGCCAGTGCTAGCGGATAATCGTTAGCAGTTCTTAGTTTGAATGATTGATAACGGAGCCATCATTCTTCTCCGTGCCGTCAATATACCTTCCTTATACAGTCGAAACTTTTTCGTCCCCATAATTGCGTTTGGTGGAGACGGAGGGTACTGCCCCCTCGTCCTATATGATTCCGTTATATCAATTATACAGCAATATTAATATTTATACTCTGCGTATTGTATGTTCTCAATTTGTTCATATAAATCATTAATCGTTCCATCATTCTGTATATAAACATCAATGTCTTGGCCAGTTAAACCATTTTCACTCGAATGGCCATTTGCTTCAATTTCTTTCTGTTGCCTATTAATATACACAACTATCCCACCTTTTTCTCTAATCCATCTGGCTTCATTTGCAAATCGAACATCAGTAATCACGACTGAAAATCCAATAGCATTTTTATAAAACATTTCCGCATTCTTTATCCAGACATTAGGGTCAATAGTTCTTGCAACATCCGTTCCTAATAATTGATAAAGTTCTCTAGGAGACCTGCCCCATGGCTCAATAACTTTTTCTTTGTTTCTTATCTGCTCATCAGAGAGATTAAACATTTTGTTACATCCCTCTTTCAATGGCTTTGCAAAGTAATAATGTTTAAAATAGTATTTATCAACTAAATATTGCCCAGCTGTATCTTTACCAGAATGTGCTTTACCAGCAAAACCAATAACTGCTGGTTTGCCATCTCTGTTTGTCCATCCACAAATAGGAAACATTATTTCTCCATTTATTAATCTACATCTATTATATACTAAATCAGCTTCAAATACAAGGAAGAACTTTAACTTCTTTAAAAACAAGGGTTTATAAGTCCTTGAAAACAAACGACTTTTAAGACGCCTAGGAGCCGTTTTACGCGTTAATTAATAAAAGCCATACTCTGACACCCATTTCTCATAATATCGCCTTAAATCGCGTATTTGGTGAGATTAAACTCAAACTCTTTCAGACGCTTATGAATGCTTCTCAATTCAGTTATCGCCGTAAACTGGAATAGAAATACTCCAAAGCCCTCATGGACTTTGGCAAACGCATTGCTAACTTGAACCACGACGCCCAATGTTATCAGCTGTGTAAATAATCCTGGGCCAACTAATAGATAGGGTAATATAACCATGAATTGATCGTAAGCATTTATCCATATATCGACATAACCATAATGATTAAATAATCTCTGGTAGTTAAATCTAATTCCTGTGAATAGAGAAAAGATAGTCTCAGGTTGTGCATAAGTTGTTTTGTTATCTTCACCCAATACTAATTCTTTTCTAAATGCAGCTTCAACTTTTTGATTATTGTATTCTAAGCCAGGTAACTTTGAACCCACAAACCAAGTAATAATTAATCCACCTATTGAAATAAAAAATGCATACCAGACTAATGACCCTTCTACTATATTAAAAAATGTTATATCTGTCTTTGAACTCAATTGCCATAATACAGGAATAAATGCTATCAATGTCATTATTGAACGGACAACTTGTAATCCTAATCCTTCAATTATTTCTGCAAAACGGTGTGTGTCCTCTTGTATTCTTTGTGATGCACCTTCTATATCTTGTTTAACATTTCTCCACTTGGGAAGATAATCAAATGTTATAGCTTGTCTCCATCTCAATCCATATACTCTAGTAAACCAATTAGTAATTGTTGCTATAAGAACATATGGCATTGCTAACATACAAAAATCTTTTATTTTTTCATAAAATAAATTAATACCCTCTTGTGGATGTGTCTCGTAATGCAAAGAACTAGATTCTTGCATCAAGTCATAGAACCCACCATACCATTCGTTTATCATAACAGTTATTGATACTTGTAGCCATAGAGAACTCAAAAGAATCAATAACCCACCCCACGCCCACAAGGCCCATTTCCTTGTTCCGAAATATGCTTCAATCATCTATATTCCTCGTCTGTATATTTTGGAATTGCATCTTCATACCATTCCTCCATACCACGATAATGTCCAGTACAATCTTTTCGTACTTTAAGATTATATTGTCTTATCGGAATATCCTCTAAATCAATTGAAAGATTTTTATTACAATTTTCACATTGTATTGTTTTTGATTTTATTTCTACAGCAATATGTGAAGGAATATTAGTGGATTGAAAAAACTCACCAGAAGCATTTTCATGTTCTACAAGAAAATGATTTTTTTCTTGACAATAAGGACAATAAAATCTAATCGTATCATTCATAACAAACCTTTCGTGAAGTGTGGAGCCCTTGGAGGGTGATGATCCCCCTACCTGCTGATTACAAATCAGCTGCTCTACCAACATGAGCTACAAGGGCATTATTTTTCAAACAACCCTACATATTCATAACTAAAACGAACACATTTTTCTTTTTTTGTTTTAACTTCATTACATTGATATTCATTTAAGAATATTGCTTTCATAGGAGGATAACCTTTAAATGGAACTTCCTGATAAGCTTGTCCACTAATACCTAGAAAAACTACTGCCAATACTTCAAAGAATCCCATCATTCTATTTGTGCTTTCTGTAATTTACCAGAGAAATCAATTACCATATTCTTACACCATGTTACAGATTCAAACATCATACTCCCTGCTTCTCTACTACTAATAGGACTAGTATCTTTAATGCCACCAAAGTTTTGACCGACCTCTGCACCAATACAACTTGTATTAATATATGCTAAACCAGTCTCAACCTCTTTCATAAATTTAAAACTTTCATTCACATCTTTTGTGTATATGGCTGCACTTAATCCATATCTTGTTCCATTAACAATATCTATTGCTTCATCCAATGTTTCATATTCAATAATAGCAACAACAGGCCCAAAGATTTCTTCTTGTGCCAATTCATTATCTGGTTTAATATCAGTAAAGATAGTAGGAGCATAAAACCAACCCGGAAGTTCTGTCTTATGTCCACCTGTTAATAGATAATCACCGCGTTTCATAGCATCCATTACATAACCTTCAACTTTGGATAATGCTTTTTGATTAATCAAAGGTCCTACATCTGTTTCATCTTTTAATCCATCACCAAGTGTTAATGAGTTTGTTCGGGCAACTAATTTTTCAGTAAATTCTTTTTTAACTTTCTTATCAATGATAACTCTACTACAAGCAGTACATCTTTGTCCTGTTGTACCAAAAGCACCGAATATTACTCCTTCAATGGCAAGGTCAAGGTCTGCATTTTCTGTTACTGTAATTGAATTTTTTCCTCCAAGCTCTAATGAATATTTCTTTCCGAGTTGTGAACATTCTTTAGAAATTAAACTACCTGTTGCTGATGAACCTGTGAATGAAATAACTTTTACATCTGGATGTTTTACTAGGGGCATACCTGCACTTGGCCCATAACCAGTTACAACATTAAATACACCAGCTGGTAATCCTGCTTCATGGAATACTTCAGCAAGTTTAATAACAGACCACGGCGTATCTTCTGCTGGTTTTAAAACTACTGTATTACCTGCAACGATAGCAGGAAATGCTTTCCATGCAGGAATTGCTATTGGAAAATTCCACGGAGTAATCATACCAATTACACCATAAGGTAATCTGGCACTCATACTCCATTTGTTTTTCATTTCAGAAGGTACTGTCTCACCTGTCAATCGTCTACCAGCACCAGCTGCATAGTAAGCAATGTCGATTGCCTCTTGAACATCACCACGGGTTTCTGCTAACACTTTACCCATTTCAAGTGTCATTCCTTTAGCAATACATTCTTTATCTCTTACTAGAATCTCTGCGGCCTTGAAAAGAATCTCTGCCCTTTTGGGTGCAGGAACATCCTTCCAAGTTTTGAATGCTTCCATGGCACATTCAACCGCATGGTTAATATCACTTTCACCAGAATCTTGAAAATTACCAATTACATTTGTAATATCTGCAGGATTTGAATTCTCAAAAACTTTATATAATTCACAATCAACCCACTTACCATTTACATAATTTTTGTATAACATAACCAACTCCTTCAACAATTTTAATGTTCTTCAAAAAAATCCCTAGACAATTCACCTCGTTCTATTGTTTCACCTGCTTTTCGGCATCTTACATAAGTTTGTTGTACATTTCCATTAGCAAATGTAAAAGTTCTTATACCACCTGAATATGAACCATTTGCGTCTGAATATGTATTAGATGCCGTAGCAGTATTTTCATATTGCCATTCTGTATTCTGGTTAGCTTTATTTAAAACAGGTACCCACGCCATGTTTATTTCTCCTTTTTTTTAGTAATTTTTCCATCAAGTTTTTCATCTGATAATGCTGCGTCATTTCCCAAATAATCTTCAACCCTTCTATCAATCATGTTACCCAATGCACCACCCGCTGTACCAACTGCCAAATCCACCATAGCTGTGCATCCTGTACTCAGAATAAAAATACTACACATAATAAAATTTTGAATCATATTCTTTCCTATACTATTTTCTCGTAACTGCTACTATTTTTGAAATTTGTTTCTGGATAATCTCTTTACGATTCGGCCATTTAATATATATATCTTCTGGATTTTTCATCAAATTATACAATAATGGCATAATCATCTTTTCAACTTTCAACATATCTTCTTTATGTTCTTTTTTAAGAATATCTATTTGTGTTTCATCACCTTTTCGCATTTCAACTAACTGGTCAATTAACTTAATAGATGTATCAATTTTATTTTCTAAAGCAGAGGTATCAACAGTAGTACCTTCAACAGCTACTCTATTTTTAATTTCGGTTTCATAATTCTCTACTTCAGCTTCATCAACAATATTAAAGCCAAAATCCATTGATTCAGCATAATCATTGATATTAAATTCGTCTGACATTTTACTTCTCCCTATCCTATTTGTATTACTTGTGGTTGTTTTTTCATTATATCAATTAATTTATCAATATAAGTATCTAATTCATCCATAGACTTCTTAAATACTTGAACTTCAAAAACATCACGAACAGCAATCATTATAACTACTTGTTCTGGTATTGCACCCGTCCTTTCAAAGAAGGCTATTGCATAGAAAAATGCTTGAATAAAATAATCTTCAATCCATTCTTCTTTCTTTGGTTTCTTTGATGTTTTAAAATCAATAACAGAAAATACACCATTATAATCTGCAAAACAATCTGCCGTACCAGCAACTTTTAATTGATCACTATATAAGGGAACTTCTAAACCAACTATATTATCTACATTACCTAATAAAAATCTCAAACGATTAAATATACTTATTGCTTCATTATTTGAAGATTTTAATTTCTCATTATATAAATACTGTTCACATAAATCATGTACAGCAGTACCTAATGAAGAAGCCTCTTTCATTATTTTATTAGCTTCTATATCACCAACTCTTTTCCTCCATTCAACTAAACCCGGCTTTGGTTGACTACCGAGAATAGTTGTAATGGATGGATATACATTACCTTCTGGTGTTACATATCTTCTTTCACCCTTTACTGTTTGTCTCTCTGGAATTTGTAAATCATCAAGGTCATCTACATGATTAAATTGTTTTCTCATTTTGTTCTTGTTCCAAGTTTAACAGTAATGTTTTTTAACTGGTTATCACGAATTATAGTAAAAACAACATCTGTGTTTGGTTTTCTTATAGCTATTTCTGTAGCTAACATTTTCACTTTAACATCAACACCATCAATTTTTAAAATAATATCACCCGTCTTTAAAAGATTGTCAGCCGGACTAAATGGTACAATTTCTTCTATATAAGATCCTACACCATTTTCAATATCTTTATACTCTTTCTTTGTAGCTCCTCGAAATACAATACCGACTAATGGCCTTATTATTTTTTCACCTGTTCTTAATTGTTTAATAATATGTTGTGCATAATCACCATCAATAGCAAAACCAAGTCCAATACTTCCAGCATCACTACCAGCTGATATAATCATGGTATTAATACCTATAAGTTCTCCATGACTATTAAATAAAGGGCCACCAGAATTTCCGGGATTCATTGCGGCATCTGTTTGAATAAACGGAACATAAGGTGGTGCTGATGGAGCAAATCTATTAATAGCTGATATAGTACCAAATGTTGCCGTGAATGATAAATTCATCGGCGAACCTATTGCTATAGATTTTTCACCCACTTCAGGTGTATTGCCCCACTTTACGAATGGAAAAGAACCATCATCTTTAATTTTCAATAAAGCAATATCAGACTCTCTATCATAATTTATTAGGTCTGCTTCATATTGTTCACCGTTTTTAAAAGTAAGATGAGTAGAACCTTTCTTATCAACGATATTCAAAATTACATGAGCATTTGTTACCACATATCCATCACTACTAATAACAAATCCTGAACCAGCTTTTACGGGTTCAGTATCATCTACATTATGTTTATTAAAAGGAACAAATCCTTTTTGAAATAAATCTTTGTTCTGTTTTTGAATGTCATCTCTCTTTGAGACAACATCAACAACAACTGGCATAATTTGTTCAATTACAGCTGTTGTCGGTGTATGATGTGAATATGCTGTTTGCGAAAAACATAACAAAAATAATGTAAGTGTATAAGTTATAAGCTTTTTATACATGAACTTACTCCTTTCTTATGGACTCCGCAATACTATATGATTACCACCTACTATACAACTTTTATCAATTTCTTTATAAACAAATACAGTAGCCCATTGGTTATTGATTGGGTTCATCCACAATTGGAATTCCAATAAATCTTTATGTTTTTCGTCATTGACTAAACCCTTTGCTGCTTGCTTCAAGCGATACCCCTCTTGAACCATTTTATCTACAAACTTTCTTGTATTACAATAAACCATAATATCACTCAATGGTTTTATTTGTTCTGGTTGTTCTTTTTTAGTGCCACCTTCACCATTACCATACATACCTAATTCAGGTGTTAAAGGACCTGCGACCATTTTAAGACCTACAGCTGTTTTAGGACCTGCTGCCATAATAAAAAATGACAGTATAAACATTAAACAAAATTTCTTCATTCTCTAACCTCTATTGTATTTCCGGGATAATTTTTTTTAATTTCTCTCAACCTATCATTAAAAATGTTTGATGGTTTGGTTGATTTTTGTGTTGTTTCAAGTTTTAAAATATCACCTAAACTTGGTGAACCCACTATCCGTATCATATAACCATCTTTCAAACAAGAAGGACAAGGCATCTTTAATGGCTTATCCATATTAGCAATTGTTTGAAATGATTCAAATACATTTTCACACTTAGTACATTCAAAATTATATATTGGCATTAAATACTTTCCCCCAATGGTATTTCAAATTTTGCCAATCTACTTTTCCACTTCCAAAACGATTGGCCATGGTCTGTTCTATTTAAATTCATCCATTGCCATTGATGAACCATCTCATGTGCTAATGTAAATAAAAATTCATTCTTATCATTAAATCTTTCATTCATTGAAAGAACCCCATACATATATCCATCCTGTTCTTCCAATGCAATATGCTCAGCATGACAACCTTGTTTTCTTTTAATTTCAATTTCATGGAAAGGATTTATTTTATCACTAAATATTTCTTCATTAAATATATTAAACCATCTTGTTATTACACTTTTTGTTGGAATAAATTCATTTTTAGTCTGGTTTCGGATTTCCTGAATAATATAATTATCTTTGGAAATATACACACTACCCCTCCTTATTGTTGACTTATTGGCCTACCACTTACCTTTCGTTTTGCAACAACAGATGGTTGATCTGAACCTTGCGCTACTTTTGTGGCTGTAAAATTCCGTTTTACTTTATAATCACAAGACAATTTATTACCAAAAATTTCACCGGAATACATAAAGCTATCCCACTTCAAAACTAATGGTGAATCTGATAATTCTTCAACATCAACAGTAATATATTTTTCATGGAAACCTTCAATTACAAAAGCATCATATTTTTTTGCAGTTTTTTTACCTTTTGCAACAAAATTGACGATTGTTTTTAAATCTCCTTCAACGGATATATCCATTTTTTATACCTTTCTATATAAATCTGGAAACACTTCTAGGACTAATTTTTCAGTTAGGCCGTTTACTTTAAGTTTCTTTTTCATCATTTGTTCAAAGATCATTGACTCAGCTGGATGCATAGACTCCAATACTTGAAGTAATAATTCAGTCATTCGTTTTGATGTTACATTCTTTGACTTTGAATGACCAACAGCGAATACACCACATTTGGGAATCTCACTCAATAATGATGAAGGATTCAAACCAAGTGGAGCATCATCTGGAACATACGACGGAAACTCTTTTGTACAATGCCATTGAATATTAGGGTCAAATGTTCCTTGCAAAACTGCTTTAAACATAACATTATCTTTATGTTTTTTTAAAAATTCCAGCTTTGCTTTTCTTGATTTCAATTTTTCAAATTCTTCAAATAACTCTGATATATATTTTGTCATCTTGTAAAATCTCCCATATTTTCCATAAGATATTTCAATCTATTCTTAATAAAATAATTCATTAACTGGCCTTGTTGATATTTCTTTTCTTCATTATATTGTTTTAAAATAGCATCAGAAATATCTTTTGGAATCAAATCAAAATCAATTAATATTTTGTTTCTCAACCATCCTCGTTTCATATCATCTTTAAATTCTTTCGGGTCTTGAACCATCCAATTTGCTACTTTCTTCTTGGATATAGGCCTCTGTCTTACACCATTTACAATACAATCATCCGCAGATAAAATATTAGGAATACCATCTCCTTTATCTCCACGAATAATATGTTCTTTTAAATACTCATTGGGATCTATTCCATTAAGCATTTTCTGCTTCATTGGTGAAAACTGCTTTACCCATTTATATTTATACAACTGAGAGAAGTCCTTATCACTTGAAATAATCAAGGTTTTTTCTTGAATTGCCGCGGCAAGTACGGCAATTACATCATCTCCCTCAGCATGGGGGACTTTTACCACTTTATATGGAAAATAAGTATCTATTTCTTCAATAATTCTACTTATTGTGTCAAATAAAGCACTCCAATCCATGCCTTTTTCTTCTTTTTGTTTTTCTCTCGCTACTTTCCTGTGGGCTTTATAATATGGAAAAATATTCTTCCTCCAACTAGAATGAAAATCAGTACATATTACAACCTCACCATACTTACTTTTGTATTTATTTCGATATGCTCTAATACTATTCAATACTAAATGCCGAATAAAATCTTCACTAAATCGTTCTTCATTAGGTACTTTATGAGCCACCATAATCGAACCAACGATTACATTACTAAAATCAATAAGTATCATTTAAATCACCTCAAGTTTAGTTACATTTGTTACAGAATCTAACCGAAATGACCTCCAAGCTCCTATATCAACATCCCATACTGGTAATACTTCATCATTCTTTTTTTTATTATTAACACTTGTTTCAGGAATAAAAGTTTCATGTAAGGTACAATGCATTAATCTTTCCTCACCATTAACTTTATTAAATGTTATTTGCATTACATTCTTTTCCAAATTCTTAATCAATGTTTCACGCTTCATAATATAACCTTTCAATGTGAGTATGGTAATAGTCCTTCGTCAATAAATTGTAAAAATTCCTTTTCTGATTCATATTGATGAATCTTTACATGGGAATATTTTTTCAAAACATCTATCCCCTCTGTATTCTTATAATCTAATTCATAGTAAAGTTCCGTTATGCCTGATTGTAGAATCAATTTAGCACAATGCAAACATGGTGCATAAGTAGTAAACATATATGAATCTAAACCAGACTCATTTGATTTAGCCAATTTTAAAATAGCATTAGCTTCTGCATGAAGTACCTCTGGTTTAGTTTCACCATCCTTCTCACAAACATTTGAAGCACCACTTGGCATTCCATTATATCCAATAGAAATGATTCTATCATCTTTAACAATAATACAACCAACTTTTAATCTTTTAGCCGTTGATAACTGTCCGTAAATCCTGGCTACCTGTAAATGAGCTTGTATGAATTTATCTTTCATGCTACTGGTTCTTCCATCTTTTTTATTTTCTCTTTAATTGTTTCAAGTGATTTTTCAATATTTCTTTCTACTCCGTGTTCTTCTTTAAACTTTTCGTCTGAATGTAGTTCAAACCTTTCGTCAACAGCTTTATGAACTGTCTCAAAGACACCAGTAACTTGATGGACTTGATAAACAACTAAATCCGATACTGACATGAATACATCCTTTGCCATAGTCAATGGTGTAAATAATAATGTGAATACAACATATAAAAATAAAAAATAACGCATTAGAATACTCCTAGTAGTATCGTTTGGGAATTAATTCTACCCGTCATATTTTGCTCTTTGGTTTTCATCTCTTTTAACTGTTTCTTCAAAGAGCGTTTGTTTAAAACCTCAAGAACCTCTTGTGGTTTTCTTGCAGTTTTTTGGATTGATGTATCTTTATCAAAGTTTTGTATAGTACAACCTTTAACAGATAATCCTCGATTAACATTAACTGCATAATATACACCAAGTGTTTTATATCTGGTATTATAAATCCAAAGTTCACTCGCACCAATAATCTTTTCTGGATTAATACTAACCAATTTAAGATCAGGAAAGTCTTGTTGATATTTTAATTTACTGACTAATCTTGTTGCAGAAAGAGTTTTCTTCTTTCTAGGCTTTCTTTGAGCCGTAGCATTTTTAATCAGTCGGTCAATATCATCACAAATTACACCATAAAAATCCATCATCTTTTTATGATACTTTGGTTTTAAATGACTCCAAGATTCCATATAATATTCATCATCTTTATTATATACATCTACTAGTTCATTATAACAATCTACATAAAAGGGTCTCATTTTTCGTGCATGAACACTCTTACATCCAAGATCGTTTAAATGAGCATAACAATCATATTTAAGTGTGTAATTACTTTCAATAAAGTCATCAACCTTTCCTTCAATTTGGCCAATATATTCTTCCATCTGCTCTCTGATTCTATCTTGAATATTTACTTTTGGCTTTTCTTTCTTTTCTTCTTTTGGTTTTTTCCATTGATTCACATAACTAGGATCTTTAGGTGAACCATTAACAATTTCAACTGCTCGTGTAATACCATCTTGGCATAACATAATATCATATACTTTGGCTACCATAATATAAATTCTCCTTCACCCCACAAATGTATTTTACCTAATCCAAATAAAGCAATTAGAATTACAATAGTATTCAACATAATCAAATTAACACTACTTCTCATATAAGCATTAATAATATGTAATGTTGAACCAACCAACTGAATTATAAAAATAGTTGTAATACAAACATCATCACCATACCAAGCCATTAATACATAAATTGAAATAAATGCTAATGAACCTAGAGTTTCACATATCAATCGGAAACGATTATACTTCCAATCATTAACTAACCATTTTGCCCAAACTTGTAACATATCGACCTCAATTATTAGAAACAGTCATT